AGGTCATAATCCCACCCCAACTGCAGCTGGTTCTGCTGATGTTTTTGTAGGAGATTAGAATGGATTTTAAAACACCCAACTTGCCTGGCGCAAACGCATTTTTTAATGCAGTCGCATCAAAAATAGAAAGTATAGACATTACCGCTATAGCTAACAAAGAAACAGATGCTGCAGAGGTAATATCTGCCCTTAAAACAAACCTAGAAGATTTGAAAGCAAAAACTAACCTTGTTATGCCTACATTACCTACTCTACCATCATTAAACTTACAGGCAGAATTAACTGCACTAACAGGTTTAACGGCAGGAGGTAATCAATATATTAGTAAGTTATCTTCTATAAGTAATAATTTCGGTTCTGGTCTTACTGCTGGCGGATTTAGTTTAGATAGTATAGTATCTGAAGCATCTACTACTCTTGCATCTGCTGCAACTGCTTTATCAAATGGAACATCCAGTGTATCCTTATCTTCCGCATTATCTGCAAAATTACCAAACTTCGAATTGCCTCCTGGCGCAACTGAAGCGATAGAGAAAGCAAAAGCATCATTACTCGCTGATTTACCATCATTAAAAGAACTTGCACATTCTTTTTCAGAAAGTATAACAGCAGAAGAACCAAAAGGATTATATGGTGATAAATTAGCAAGAGAAACACAAGCATCAAATTTAAGTAGTTTGATGTCAAACTTGGAATCTGCTGGAAAAGCATTTGGTGCAAAGGCAAGAAGGTTAGAAGAAAAACTTAAACAAACAAACTCAGAGTCTAGGGTCGTTGACCAGATGGACGCATAGGAAAAATATTATGGGTAATAAGAAATCAAGCGAAGGATACACATCAAAAGGTGAACGTAGGAACGTAGTTGCTGGGTTAGGTGATTCTCGTACAGAGATGAATAAACTTAATGATAAGGTTGAGGCATGGAAACAGGGTAAGAAAGTTTTCCTTACTATCACAAATCCGATTAAGGGTGAGAAGAGTAAACCATTCATAAGAAGAGAAGCAAAAGAGATATGGGGAAAATATAGTCCATATTCTATGAAACAAACGTACTAATATTTGTATAAATAGTTCAAAAGATAGGGGTTAAGGTTAATGGCAACGTCAAATACTAATGAAGGATGGCGTAATGAAGATGCTTATAGTGATTCTACTGGTAAAGGCGAATCAAGAGCCTCTCAAATTTATTCTGATCTAGACCTTTTCTTCGGAATGAATAATACTGATAAAGATATTAATATTATTAACAATATACAAGCAGTAAAGAGATCAGTTCGTAACTTAGTATTAATGAATCAATACGAAAAACCTTTTCACCCAGAAATATTTTCTGGTGTCAGGGGAACCTTATTTGAATTAATGACTCCAAATACGGCTATCATTCTCGCAAGACAAGTGGAAGATGTTATTGAAAATTTTGAACCAAGAGCAAGACTCGCTGGGATAACTGCATATCCTAACTTAGACAAAAATGCTTATGATATTAGTGTAGAATTTTATGTTGTCAATGCTCCTACTGAACTTGTAGAATTAACACTTATGTTAGAAAGGTTACGATAATGGCCAATAACCGCAAAATTGATATTACAGATTTTGATTTTGATAATATTAAAACAAATTTAAAAACATTTTTAAAACAACAAGATACTTTTAAAGATTATGATTTTGAGGGTTCTGGTTTAAATATTCTTTTAGATACTCTTGCCTATAATACTCACTACCTTGGTTTCAATGCAAACATGCTTGCAAATGAAATGTTTTTAGATTCAGCAACACTACGTTCAAGTATTACTTCTCATGCAAAAACTTTAGGATACGAAGTAAGTTCTTGTAGAGCTCCTTATGCAGATGTTAATGTTGTTTTAAATGCTGCGTCTAAAGGTTCTGCTACGATGCAGGCAGGAACAGTATTTACTACTAAAGTAAATAACGAAGATTATCAGTATGTAACTATTGAAGATATGACAGCTCAGAATAGTGGGACAAGTATTCCTTTTAATAACATTAAGATTTATGAAGGAACATATATTACAACTAGGTATACTGTAGACTCTTCGAATGTAGATCAGAGATTTACTTTACCATCTAGTAATTCTGATACATCTACACTTACTGTACAAGTACAAAATTCTGCAGCAGACACTACACTGGAAACGTATATAAAAGCAACTGATATATCTGCACTTACTAAAAATTCTTCTGTATATTACATACAAGAAGTAGAGGGTGGAATATTTCAAGTATATTTTGGTGATGGTGTTGTTAGTAAAGAAGTTACAGATGGTAATATAGTTTTTCTAAAATATGTAGTAACAAATAAATCTGAATCAAATGGTGCAAATAGTTTTACTACCTCAGGTGCGATTGATACAATTACTGATGTTGTTGTAACTACTCTTAATAAATCTGCTGGTGGTTCCAGTGCAGAGGCGTTGTCTTCTATTAAGTTAAATGCACCACTAGACTATGCATCACAAGGAAGATGTGTAACTGGCGAAGATTATAAAGTATACGCAAAAAAACTATTTCCACAAACACAGGCAGTTATGGTTTTTGGTGGTGAGGCAGGATCATACGATCCTAGTCTGGGAGTAACTAGTACTCCATCTTATGGTAGAGTTTATATTTCTATTAAATCAACTACAGGAAATAACTTGACAGTTGCACAGAAAACTTTACTAGTTTCAAACCTACAAAAATATAATGTTGCCTCTATTACTCCAGTAATTATTGATCCAGAGATTGTGTATATTATTTTAGATGTAAATTTTAAATATGATTCTAGTAAAACTACTAAAGATAAAAATACTCTTGTATCAGATGTTAATACTATTCTAAAAAATTATAACAATAATAGTTTAAAAACATTTAGTAATGTGTTTAGACATTCTGTTGTTACAGGTATGATTGATGATACTAACTCAGCAATTCTAAGTAATATAACAAATATAACTTTATCAAAATTTTTTACTCCATCAATAAACAATTCTGCTGGATATAATGTTTATTTAAACAATGCACTTTACAATCCTCATTCTGGACACAACTCTTCTATGGGAGGTGTAATAGGTTCTTCTGGATTTAAGGTTGGATCAGAAACTACAGAAAGTTTTATAGATGATGATGGTGTTGGTAATCTTAGAAGATATCATTTAGTTGGTGTAATAAGAACCTATGATGATGCAGCTGCTGGGACAGTTGATTATACATCTGGAACAGTTAACATAAATGCATTGGTTATCTCTAGTATATCTAATGTGGATGGGTTATCCTCTACAAGTATCCGAATAACTGCAATACCTAGTTCTAAAGATGTAGTTCCTGTTCGTAATCAAATCTTAGAATTGGATATGGTCAATATTAATATTAAAGGAGAGATAGACAGTATTGCAGTAGGAGACTCAGGGGCAACTTCAACATACACAACCGCAACAAGTTATTCAAGTAATACGAGTTACTAACAGATGGCACCTTTTGATTCAGAATTAGTTACAAAAATATCTCCACTAATAGAAGGCCAAGTTCCCGACTTTGTTCAGTCGGAACATCCCCAGTATGTAAAATTCTTAAAGGCATATTATGAGTTTCTAGAAGCAGCAGAGTTGGTTGTAGATGGTGTTATTAATAATATCATTCAAGAAACTACATCATCAAATTTTATTTTAGATGAAGATGGTGGAAAGGTTGTTACTGAATCTGGTGTGGGTACAACTGGTAAGTTTGAAATTGGTGAGACTATAACTGGTGGAACTTCTAATGCTACCGCTACTATCATCGTTGACGATTTAGAGTTAGAACCATCAAGATTAATTATTTCATCAAATCAAAAATTTATTATAGGGGAAACAGTAACAGGTGGAAATACTGGTGCAACTGCAACTGTGGTTTCTTATCGTGGTAATCCTATACAGACTATTCAAAAATTACTAGATTATGCAAATAGTGATAATACTACTGCCTCATTATTAGATGAGATGCAAAGACAGTTTATGTCTGCAATTCCCTTTACCTTGGCTGATGGAATATCAAAAAGAGATGTAATAAAAAGTATCAAAGACCTTTATACTGCAAAGGGTACTTCAGAAGGTCATAAACTTTTCTTGAGAATGATGTTTGCTGAAGAGTCGGATATCTTTTATCCAACAAGATATATGATGCGTATGTCCGATGGTAACTGGACAAAAAGATCAATTATTAGAGCAAGAAATAAACCTGGCGCAGATGGTAATGATGTTATCGGACAGTATCTTACTGGTGTAACTTCTGGTGCAACTGTTTTTGTATCAAACGCAATAGGATTTGCTCAAGGTGCAGATTCTATTACAGAATTTGAAGTAGATTTAACTAGTATTGTTGGAACCTTTGTTGATGGAGAAACCCTTAGTGCTAATGGTGTAGTTTCTGATGTAGAACAAAGATTTGAATTACAGAAAATAATAACAGGTGCAATTGTAGACCAAGGAGGAATACTATATTCTTCTGGTGATGATATCACTCTTGACAGTTCTATAGGAAATGGTAATGCAAATGCACAAGTTAATACGGTTGGTACTGGTGGTGTTAGTGATATTATAATAGATACTTCTGGTTCTGATTTTAGAGTAGGTGATCCTCTAGTATTTACAACTACCGATTCTGCAGCTGTTGCACCGACTGCCGAAGTTGCATTTGTAGGTGATTGTTTTATATTAGAAAGTACTTCAGCAGAGGCCTCACGTGGGTTTGGAGATTATCTAGTTTATGAAGACGCAACAAACAATTCATTTCCTGATATGAATTTAATATTTGAAGATGGTGATAATATTACTTTAAATGGTACAGGTGAATTTGTCACTGATGGTGTCGATGCTGATACAGATTGGTATATACTATCTGAATATGGAACTCCAAAACCACGAGTTCCTGATAAATTTTCTGGTAATAAAATAGTTGGAGAACAAGGGACTGCTGTTAATGCAGAAACAGGTAATATTGTCAATGGAATAATTGGTGATATTAGAGTAACAAGTTCTGGTTCTGGATATCTTTCTCTACCTACAGTCACGGTTACATCTAGTAAAGGATCAGGTGAGAACTTGATTGCGTTGTCTACTGACATAGGTGCAATACTTGATGTCAATATGTTAGATACTGGGTTTAACTATAAGTCTAGTCCAAATGCATCCGTTCCTGCAAATCTTATAGTAAAAAAAGTTAGAGATGGAACCTTTAGTGCAACTAATACATTAAGTTCTCATGAAGGTACAGTTATTTCTTATACAGATAGTACTCAACTTCTTGTAGTTGATATAGATGATGATGTTAGTATAAAGATGGAACAAGAAGGTTCTACTATATCTCAAAATGTTGAATTAGAAGTAAATACAGAATTATCTTTTAGTAGATTGGTGGGTGACAATGTTCTTGAAGAAAATAGTCGAGAAAATCTTCAAGCAAGAGGATTAGACATTGAAGATGCCGAAGGTATTATTATTATAGATGGAAAACCCCAAAGATCAGATGAATCACCAGAAGTAGATACCTTGGTTACAGATGGTCAAGATAGTAACTATATTGGTTTTCAGTTGGAAACAGATGCTGACTTCCAAAGAGAAGGTGAAAGATTTCATATTGAATTACAACACATTAATGGTGAAGAAGAATCGGATCTTTTGATTGATCCTTTTACCTTTGCAACTGTTATTTTTCCACGTATGAGACAGTTTGGTGAAAATATATTATTAGAGGGAACTGCTGTTGGAGATTCTTTTCTGATAGAAGATGGTGGTACAGATGGAAGTGGCACTAACGCTGGTGACGAAATATTATTAGATGGAACAGATAGTAGTGGAACTGATGCTGGTAGTAAAGTGATTCAATTCTCTGTTGATGAGGGAAATTCCCTTTTATACGAACCGCATAATACTGTTGACCACTTACAACAAAGAAAAGATAAGTTTCAATTAAATGGAACAGATGTTCAACAACATACTGCTGGTGGTTGGTTAAGTCAAACATATATTGAGGCCAATAGTATTGCAACAGATAATAGTATCGAAGTTTTTGTTCCAGAAGTTAAAAACTCTCCTATTATGTTAGAAGAAGTAGGACAAGGTACTGGATTATTTGGTAAAGAAGTAGGTAATTTTAGATCGGCTTCTCTTGGATTGAACGGCACTTCTGGTACTATAAATTCTGCCTTTACTGCCTTTAGTGGTCTTACCTATGCAAGAAATAGACGTATACCAGAAAGACAAAGAGATGAACTTAACCACGAAGCTCATGGACAGATAGCAAACCCAACAAAGGCAGATGGTTTTGGACTCGATCCAAATGTTGGTTTAGGTTATATACTACACGAACCAAATACTCTATTTACTTGGGAAGGAACTAAACCAACTCAACTTGGTGCTGGTCGATCAAGAAGTTTGATCCCTGCCGAAGCATATGTTACAACTGCTCCTATAGACGGAACTAGAATTGTAGATTTAGAAGAGGGGGTTTTATTAGAAGATGGAACTTCAGATAGAGCAATTACATCTTTATTTGCAATAACCTTAGACAGTACAGCATCTGGTGGTGTTGATGCTGGTGATAATATCGCAATGGAAGATTCTGTGGGCGGTGGTAGATTATTAGGACAAAGTTCTGATGAGAAAACTAATATTAAAGATGTTCTTTTATTAGAAGGTATTGATGGTAATTCTAGTGGTACAGATGTAGATGGTCTTTATACTTTCTTTGAAAAACAAACAGTTGATCATGGTATTGATTCTGCTAGTGTTCTTATTGGTGAGGATGGATTTAAATTATTAGATGAATCAAGTAATGATCCACTAAACAATACATTATCATCTATAAAAGAAAATGTAATTGGTGATGGTGATAAAATAATATTTAATGCAGATGTAATAAGTAATTTTGATGAAACTATTGTCATGGTTTTTAATGCAACGGATTCTGGAGGATCAGACGAAGGCAGTGCAATAATATTTGATGGACTATCAGCATCAGAACGTGTTGGTAATACTCTTATGCAAGAAAGTGGACTTGCAGCCGGTGATTCTGATACTGATGTTGGTGATAATATATTACACGAACCAGAAGATTTCTTATCTGGTAATATTATACTTGATGCTACAGATGATGATGGTACAAATGCTGGAGAAGAATTGCTTAATGAAACTCCTGATAATTTAATTGGTCAAACAATAACTACTACAACTGGTGTTAGTGCAGAGATTATTTCTGCAACAATCGGAAAACTCAGTATGTCTAATGGTTTTGTATCTACGGACGTAGGAAGATATCAAAACACTGAAAGTCTAGTATCAGAAGATGTTATACGAATACAAGATTCTTATTATTACCAAGATTTTTCATATGAGGTAAGAATAGGTCAGTCTGTTGCAAACTATATGAATCAACTAAAAAAGGCAGTTCATCCATCTGGTTTCGCTGCTTTTGGTAAAGTTACTATTGCATCTTTAATGTCTGTAAGTATGCCTGTCACAGGAGTTGGTCTTATTGATGCACCAGATGAAACATTTACTAATGTTTTTGCTTCTGTATTATCAGGTGTATTTAACCTTAAAATTAATCAAAGAATTGGTATACCGAAAGTTTTTGAATCAGGAAATGTATTTCAGGCATTAATGTTAGAGTCTGGAGGAGAAGCTCAATTTAATGTAACTTTAGATGGAACTGATTTTGGTACTTCATTAGAAACTGGTTCTAGTGGTGGTAGTTCTGTGGGTTCTGGTTTTGGTATAATTGCATTAGAAACCTCAAAAGATGAGGGAGACAGTATTTGTATCACTGGTTCTGATGATGGTTCTCAGGTAGATGCTGGTGATCAAATTATACTAGAAGGTACTGATGCAAGTGGTACTGACAATGTAGACATTACTGGTGCATTTTCTTTCTTAATACTTAATGCAACTAGTATTACTGCTGATACTGGTGAGATTAATGATGCTGGTTCTTATTGTGTGATGAATGGTTCTGCATTAGGAGTTTATAACCTTATTGATGCAGATGGTGATCAACTGGTTCTAAATGGATCAGAGACAGGAACACACAATCGACTTGTACATGAAGATGGTGATCATGTTGGTAGTCATATAGTTACTGACGGTATTGTAGTTGACAGTAGAGTTTTAAGTTTACAGTATACAATTATATCAGAAGATGCTAATGGTGATAATATTATACTGAATGGAACAAACCTTAGAGCAGACGATGAAAACAGTCTTCTTATGTCGGAGGCTGCTGCTGGTATCGGTGATTTAGAAAGAGACAATTTATTTGTTAGACAGTTAAAAGTAAAAATGAATTTACCTAAACCTAGACCTTTAAACTCAGTTGGTCTAAGTCATATGGTTATGGATTCTTTTTCCGATGCAAGTGGTGTAACTAATATTCAGTTAGAGGATGCTCTAAGAAAACGAGGCCCAACCATTAATGTTGATAGACTTCTAATTGATGGAGTTGATGTTGGTGAGAAAGATGATGTTAATGATATTAAGTATGGTGGAGATCCAATGCAGATGGAAGTTTCCGCTGCATTAAACCTTGGTTCTTCAGTTACGTTTAAAAACTTCTACAGGTTTACAAATTTTCTTTTCCTTCTTAGTGGTACAGATGGTAGTAGTAGTAATGCTGGAGATAATATAGAACTAGAAACTAATTGGGGTGGTCGTTTAATATCTGAAGATGAAACTATCGCCTTCCCTATGAATGATTTCTTACGCCCAGATATTATGATAATGGAAGGTGATTATTATAAACACTCTGAGTGGGGAAGACTGTCATTGGATGGTACAGCGTCTGATGGAAGTACAGGTGCATTAAACTCTACTGGTTATGATTTTATTGTTCTTGACGGTATAGATGCGATGCAAAATAGTGCTGGAGAAAATTTATTAGTAGAAGAAATTAATGATCATAATAAATCTTTTGACGATGCAAATGATATTGCTATTCGTATTGAGGATTATGAAGGTGGTTCTGTTCTTCTCAATGGTACAGATAGTTCTTCTTCACATGCTGGTGATGAGATATTAGAAGAAACAGATGGTGATAAACTAAAACAAGAAGATTATGGAATGGAAGCTGGTGATTTTGTTTTAGAGAATAACTTTAAAGTTTATTTACTTCTTGATAGTTCAGATTCAATTGGAACTGATAATGGTACAGTTATAGGATTAGAAGATGACTCTGGTTCACTTCTAAATGAATTGTTTGATGGATATGGGCAAAGTATGTTGTTAGAAACAGGTTCTGCAACTACTCAAAATTCAAAACTTATATTAGATTCTCAGGTAATAGAAATAGAATCAGGTATTAATGATGGTGAAATTCCTACTGCAAATTGGGGAGAGAATAGTGTATTCCCATCATATACAGTACCATCAGATATATCATCTAGACCTGTAGGAAGAGTTTCATTACAAGACGAAAGAGCAATAACAGAAATTGTATTAGATGGTACAAACGGTTCTGCAGCAAATGCTGGAGATAATATTATATTTGATCGTACAACCTCAGATAATGATGATCTTGGTGATAAACTTATGGCAGAAGAAGGTGCAGAAGTTATTCTAGATCAGTCTGCTGGTGGATTACTGATACAAGAAGGTGGAGATATATTATATTTTGAGAATGGTACTCATAGTAGTTTACTAGGTATTGCTCCTGCTTTCTTACCTCTAGGATTTGATGCAGAATCTTTTGATAATGTAAGTAGGACTTCCTTTGATAACACGAAACAAACTTTGGATGTTCTTGAAGGGTTCTAATAGAACTCGTATAAATATAAAGACGAAAGGGTTTATTAATGGCATATCAGGCAATTGGTATAGGAACTGTTGGAGATGACGGTACTGGAGACTCACTTAGAATAGGTGCAGATAAGGTTAATGATAACTTTGTCGAAATTTACACTGCTCTAGGTAATGGGTCTGCACTAAGTAGTGGTATAAGTGCTTCGGCAACAGTGGTAACTTTAGGTTCTCCTGTAATTAATACTCCTACAATCGCTGGTGCGGTAGGTGGAACACAAACTTCAGCAACTATTACCACACTAGAAACAACTACGGTTAACGGTACGACATTAAATGCTGGAACTGCGGTAGTTGCATCTGGTTCTATTACAGATAGTTCTGGTGCAATTGATTTTGGTAACGAAAATCTTGTTACTACAGGTACTTTTGGTGCTGGTACAACTACAGTAGGTACTTTAACTTGTGGCGTTCTTACTTCTACAGGTGCATCCATAGTATTTGAGGGTGCAACTGCTGATGCGAGTGAAACTACGTTAACTATGACTGATCCAACAGCAGATCGTACTATCACTTTTCCTGATGCCACTGGTACAGTGCTAACAACTGGTGATACAAACTCAGTAACAGGAACTATAATTGCAGCTGATACGGTTGCAGAAGCAAATATGGCCGATGATGCAATTGGTTCTGTGCAATTAAAAACATTATCTACTCTACTAATTAAAAACTCTAGTGGATCAACTTTAAAAACTTTACATGGTGCTGGTGCATAAATAGAACGAGGAAAAAAACATGACTGCTATCATAACAGAAAAATTCAGACAGCATAATGCAACTCAATTCTTTGAGTCGTTTAGTGAAACATCTGGAAATACGTATTATCTTTTTATAGGAAAGGCAACTCCATTTACTACTGGAACTTCTGGTGGTAGTGATGGTTCTCCTCCTACTCCAACTGATGGTATCGGAGAAGAGTTTTATGTATGGGATGACATGATTGCGGCAAAAAATATTACTTCTTCATTTATTACATTTGCATTACCTAGAAGAGATTGGGTTAACGGAACAATATACGATCAATACCATCATGCTATAAATACTTCTAATCCAGCAACTTCTGGTGCAACAAATATTTTTGACTCTACATTTTTCTTTATGACTTCAGATTATCGTGTGTATAAAGTTCTTGATAATGCAAGTGGGTCTGCATTTAGTGGATCTGCTCCTACATCTGAATCATCTACTCCTTTTGAATCTGGTGGATATGTTTTACAATATATGTATTCTCTATCTAGTTCTGAAATTGAAAAGTACTTAACAACAGACTTTATGCCTGTTACTACAAATTCTACTGTAAGTGCAGCTGCAACAGATGGTAAAGTTTCTTCTGTTAAAATTACTGGAGGATCAAGTTATACAAACGGAACATACTATGCCGCAGTTTATGGAGATGGAACAAGTCAAGGAACATCCTCTGGTGCAATTATTAGAATTACCGTTGCTAGTGGATCGATACAATCTTTCGGTTTAACTGCTGGAACAGATACTACTATTCACGCTGGTGGGGCAGGATATACTTATGGTAAAGTTAATCTTGCCGCTGGATTTACATTCTCAGATACCGCTCTTTCAACTGCTGCAAACATGGGTGGTTCTGGTGGTATAATAGAAGTTGTTGTTAGTCCTAGAGGTGGTCACGGTTTTAATGCTATTGAAGAACTTGGTGGACACTACCTCATGATGAACGCAACATTAACACAGTCAGAAGGTGATGATTTTACAGTTGCAAACGATTTTCGTAGAGTAGGACTTTTAGTTGATCCTAATTTGTATGGAACAACAACAGCGTCAACGCTTGGAACTGCAAGACAAACGTATGCATTAAAACTTACTTCTATTAATGGAACCTTTGATGCAGATGAAAAAATATCTCAAGCATCAACTGGTGCGATAGGTAAAGTTGTAGATTGGGATTCTAGTTTAGGTTTATTATATTACCAACAAGAAAGATTTGGTGATTATGGTACTAATGGTACTAATGGGGGTTATGTGGCATTTAGTGGTGCAAACCTAGTAACAGGGGCAACATCTGCCGCATACGGAACTCCAGATGCAGGAGCAGACGCTGCTGTAACTCTTGCCGGAGGTGCAACAATTACTTTTACAGATGGATATGCAAATCCAGAACTTGATCCAGATAGTGGAAATATAATTTATATAGAAAACAGAAAACCGATATCACGTGCATCCGATCAGACAGAAGATATTAAATTAATTGTGGAGTTTTAAGATATGCCATTAAAAACCGATTTAAACGTCACCCCATATTATGACGATTTTGACCCAGCAAATAATTTTCAACAAGTTCTTGCAAGACCCGGCTATGCGGTTCAGGCACGTGAACTTACACAAATGCAAAGTATCATGCGTCACAATATCGAACGTTTGGGTGATTTTGTTTTACAAGAAGGTTCAATGGTGGTGCCTGGACAATTGCGTTTGGTTAGAAACTACCATTATCTTAAAATTGAATCTTCATATGGTGGGGAAACAATCGAACCCTTACAATACAAAGGTGCATTTATAACAGGTCAAACTACTGGTGTTAAAGCGCAGATAAATCATGTAGAGGTAGGTACTACTACTGACCAACCAACATTTTATATGAGGTATGCTGGTGTAGGAACTGATAATGTAACTACTGTATTTGCTGCTGGTGAAACACTTTCATGTAGTATCGCAGTAACTAATGGTTCTACTTCTTATTCTGCTGATGATGTGTCTTTACAAGTATTTGAAACATCTCCTACTGGTCAGGGAACAGGTGTTGTTATTCAAGATGGTGTTTATTATTTGCGTGGTGGTTTCGTAGAAGTTCCAGAACAAACAATTATGTTAGACAAATATAGTGTTGATTCAGCAAATGGTAAAGTTGGGTTTACTATTACTGAAACAGTTGTAACTCCAGAATCAGATACATCTCTACTAGATAATGCAGCGGGAACTTCAAACTATGCCGCAAAAGGCGCACATAGATTAAAGGTTGAAGCAAAACTAGATAGTATACCTTTAGGTTCTACTGAAGACAGTGCTTTTATTATGTTGATGGAAGTTAGGAATGGAGATTCTCTTGCTCCTGTTAATAGAGCTGCATTAGGAACAATTATTGATACCCTTGCTAGAAGGACTTATGATGAGTCTGGAGATTATACGGTTCGTCCATTTACTATGGAAGTAAAAGAATCTGTAACTCTTAATGAAAATATAGGTGTCTATAATAAATCAGATATAACTGATACTGGTGGAACTGCATCTAACGATTTACTATCGTTAAAAGTATCGCCTGGAAAAGCATATATTCGTGGGTATGAGATAGAGAAACTTAGAAATACCTTTGTTGATATACCGAAAGCAAGAGACTTTCTTAGTGTAAACTCTGGTGTCACAACTTACGATGTGGGTAATTTTCTTACTATAACCAATCTATACGGTACTCCCGATATTTCATTTATTAGTGGAGAGACTACACCATACAAACAGATTGATCTTTTTGATCTTGAGACTGCAACAAGAGGTAGTTCTTCTGGAAATCGTATTGGTGTTGCACGAACAAGAGCAATAGAATATACCTCTGGAACTGTGGGTTCTCCTACTGCATCATATAAAATCTATATGTTTGATTTTAGACCTTTTACTATTCTAACACTCAGTGGTACACCATCTCCTACATTAGAAGCAAATCATTCAACTGGTGGTGTACAAGTTAAAGGTGTAACATCTAAAGCGACAGGTTGGGTATTTGCAGATGGTACGGGAAGTGGAACTGTTCTTCTTACAAACGTATCAGGAACATTTCAAGCAGGAGAAAAACTTACTGCATCAGACTCAGCTGAGTCAGATCAGATTTTGGAAGTTTCGGGTAACACTGATATTACACTAACACGTGCATTAACAAAAAGTGTTTCTCAGGTTCGACAAATTTTCATGACAGATGTAGATAGTGGTCAAAATTTTAGTGCTGATATTGTTCTTGATGCTGTTCCAACTACAGAGTCTTATACTACGTTAGATGGTACTAATGCAAAATTGGATAACTCTGGAGATAATATTCTTGCTGAATTAGATGGAATTCCTTTGGGATTGGAACGTGCCGCAACTGGTGGTACTGGTTCTAGTCTTAACCAAGCACAGTTGAAATCAGCAGAAAAAAATGTTTCAGTATTTAAATTACCAAAAACTGTTATTAAAACACACCTTACTAATACAAATGCTGGTGTAAGTGATACTTCATATTATTTAAGAAAACAATTTATAACTACTTCTAGTAGTGTTGGTGTTGTGACAATTAGTGCTGGCACAAACGAAGTATTTGTTTCTCATGCAGAGGTAGATTATGTAATCTCTATTCTTTCTGCTGGTGCTGGTGGCACAGGACAACAAGGAGATATTGTTAGTGCATCTACTGGATTTTCTGGTGGTGGTTCGTCTACAGTTACAATTACAAACAACGCATTATTTGGTAATGGTGCAAAACTAAAGATCACCGCTACTCTATTAAAAAGTTCAGCGACTGCAAAAACTAAAACAACACAGTTAATGAAACAATTAAAAGTTGCTGGTGCAGCAACCGCTGCATATGGTACAAGGGCCGGCGATAAAACTATTTCTCTAGGAAGAGCAGATGCGTTTAAATTAGTTGCAGTTCTTGATTCAGAAAGTTCAAGTGCAGATGCAACAACTCCAATATTAACTCTTGGAACTGTTATAGGTAACTTTACCAAAGGAGAACTTATTACTGGTTCTATTAGTGGTGCTCAAGGAAGAATTGTAGATACATCTAGTCCTATGAAGTTCGTTAAGAAAAGAGGAACAACTGTACAGTTTAATACTTCTGATACTATTACAGGATTTTCTAGTCTTGCAACTGCACCTGTTACAGCAGTAACAGAAGGAAGTACTAATATTACAAGTAGGTATGAATTAGATACAGGACAAAGAGATAATTATTATGATATTTCTCGTATTGTTTTGAAGCCTGGTCAAGGTGATCCTCTAGGAAGACTTCTTGTAATTTATGATTATCTTGATCATGGTACTGGAGACTTTTTTACGGTTGATTCTTATACAGATGTTGCTGATCAAATGACATACGAAGACATACCAAATTACTCTGCTACAAAAGTTGACCCTGATGATCCATCTCCTTCTGGTGAATATGATCTTCAAGACGTTTTTGATATACGTCCAAGAGCAGAAGATATTGCTGGTACTTCAACAAATCTAGAAAGTGTAGATCAAGTTACAGGAAATTCTTTTGACTTTGCAAACAGACAGTTTGATGGTACAGGAGCATCTACAGTAAACTGGATTAAACCTGGCAGTCTAATACAATCAGATTTTGAATACTTTATTCCTTATAGGGGTAGAGTTCATATGACAAAACAAGGAGTGATTGCATTTACTAGTGGTATTTCGGCAGAACAACCAAATTATCCAGAAGAAATTAAAGATACAATGCAACTTGCAACGATAGACATTCCTGCTTTTACTTTTACACCACAACATTGTAATATTGTAATGGTTAAAAATCGTAGATATACTATGAAAGATATTGGTAAATTAGAACAACGACTTGGCCATGTTGAGTATTATACTTCTCTAAACTTACTTGAAAGAGATGCAGATAGTTTTCAGATACAAGATGCTAACGGACTAGATCGTTTTAAATCTGGTTTCGTTGTGGATAGTTTTTCTGGTCATTCTATAGGTGATGTTAAACATCCAGATTACAAATGTTCTATAGATATGGAAAATAATGAGTTGCGTCCCGAATATGTTGCTAAAGGTATAAAGTTAGAGGAAACTGCAACGACAGATAGTGCAAGAGCTGCAGTTGGTTATCAAAAAACTGGTGATCTTCTAACTCTACCATACAAAGAAATTTTGTTCCAAGAACAACCGTATGCAACAAGGGTTGAACGTGTTACTCCACTTCTACACTCTACGTGGACTGGCCACATTGATCTTGTGCCAGAAGGTGACGAATGGTTTGAAACTGAATTTGTTCCAGACTTAATTATTAATGTAGAAGGTAACTTTGATACTTTTACTGCTGCAAATGAAGATGCTGTAGGTACTGTTTGGAATGCTTGGTCTACTGTTTGGGGAGGAACCTCGCAGTCAACCTCTTCGTCACAAGGTACTACATTCGAAATTGCGGGGGGAGGATTTGCTGCCAATATAACTACAAGGACAACCCAAACGACAAGAGGAACTTCATCAAGAGCTGGTGTTCAGACTAGTATTGTACCACAGGTTGACTTAGAAAGTCAAGGAACAAAAGTTATTCAACGTGCTTTTATTCCTTTCATGCGGGCAGTTAATATTACATTTACAGGGTTTGGTTTTTATCCTAACATTAGATTATATTTATTCTTTGATAAAGCAAATCTTAATCATATGGTAACTCCATTATCTGGATATACTACAGATGCCGCAGATGTTAGTGGTGTAGTTGCAGCAGAAAGTCCACTGATAACAACTGCCTCTGGAGAAATTAAAGGTATTCTTTCAATACCTGATCCGAAGATTTCTGGAAATCCATCATTTAGAACTGGAGAAATAGAGTTTAGACTTACTTCAAGTGCAACCGATGTCCGTTCTAAAGACCCAGAAACAGCAGGAACGACAACATTTAAGGCTATTGGTGTTTTAGAAACAGAACAAGAAACAATTATTGCGACAAGAAATGCTCGAATGGTTGTAAATGATGTTCGACAAACTACTGCCGTTTCATCTCAAACAACACAAATGAGAGTACAACAGGTGGCTATGTGTGGGTGTGGTGGTAATGATCCACTAGCACAAACATTTATAGTTTCTGCTAACTCAGAAGTTAGTGCAACTGCCGATGTTCTTGGTGTTGCAAGATCGTCTGGAAGATTCTTAACATCTATTGATGTATTTTTCTCTCATAAAGATGAAAATCTTCCTGTATGGATGGAAATTCATAATACACAAAATGGATATCCAGGCAATAAGATTTTACCTTTTGCACGTGTAGTTAAAGAACCAGTTGATATTAATCTATCACAAGATGCTACTGTTGCAACTAAATTTACGTTTCCTTCGCCTGTATTTTTATTACATGAACAGGAATATGCAATATGTCTAATGTCTGTAACTCCAGAATATAAAGTCTTTATCTCTCGTATGGGAGAGACAGATATTGGTGGTAACAGGATTGTTTCTAAACAACCGCATACTGGTACTCTATTTAAAGGACATAATAATAGGTCTTGGGCTCCCTCTATGACAGAGGACTTAAAATTTCAGATTAATGTTGCTCAATTTGAAACTGCTGCTTCGGGTAACGTAACTTTACAAAATACAACAGTGCCTGCAAAAATTTTAAAAGATAATCCTCTTGTATTTACTCATGGAAATAGTGCTTTATTAATAAAACATAAAAATCATGGTATGTATAATACTTCAAATAATGTTACAATTAGTGGAGTTAAATCAGATGCAGAAACAACTCTTGCTTCTGCGATGACTTCAGATGCAACAAGTCTAGCATTAACTAACAGTACCAACTTTGATGATACGACAGGAAAGTTTGCATATGACTCTAGTAGTCAATACTGGATTAAGATTGATGATGAGATTATGAAGTACACTGTTATTAGTGGAACAGCAGTTTCTAGTATAACTAGGGCACAAAATAGTACTGCTGCAACTTCTCATGCTGCTGGTGCGACAGTTGAATTTTACATGTTACATAAAGTTCCATTTACAGAAATAAATAAAACGTTTACTGCAATATCAAATATTAATATGGATACTTATACTGTAACTTTATCAACTTCACCGACTATTGTTGGTGATTCTAATACTGCAACTAATGGTGGTGAAGTTGTAAA